TAAGCATATTTGCTATATCCTAAATTTTCTCCTACCAAATTAGTTATTTCAATATTTTTAACAGTTTGAACTCCCTCTATTCTATCAAGTAATATGTAAATATTTCTTAAGATAATAGGTTGATTAATTTGCCATTTATCTATTGCAAAATAATCTTGTAAAGCTAAAACACATTTTGTTAATACTTCATTACTGTTATATTCAGGTAAAATTATAATATCAAAATTAACTCCAATATTAATAATAAATCCATCTTTAATATTAACAGAATCGTTAACCATTCTATATTGAGAAAGATAAGTAGTTAAATTTTGTTTTAAAGCAGGAGAAGCAGTTGTTAATTGATTAGTTACATTATATGATAAAACATATAAATCTAAAACTGATTGGGATTCACCTGCTGAAATTGATTGGGCTTTAGTAGGTTCAATATATGCTTTAGATATTACTCCATATTTGGCAGGCATTGAAAGTGCTCTTACCAAATAATCGTTTTGAGTTACGTTACGTAATTGACTTGAAAAATTGGCTGATGAATTTTGTCTTATTTCCTCTATTGTATCTCCATCTCCACCTCCGTCTGCTGCTTGTGGGTTAGTTACAGCTAATGAATTTAATATATAATTTGCTGTAACTGTTGGTAAATTTGAATTTAAAAAGGTTACAGTTGAATTTAATTGAGTTAAAGAATTAGCAGGTACATTTGATTCAACACCTCCACCAGTTAAATATCTTACTGTTAAAGTAGTATTTGAAGGAGCAATACCATAAGTTTTTGTAAATAAGAAATTATCAGGAGAATAAGCTGTGGTTAATTTATTCTTTTCAAATGGTAAACCAATACCTACATTATTTGGATTAGGAATTATTTCTTCGTCTGTATCTAAAGCTGTTCCTGAACCAAACTGGATTTGTAAAGATCCTGAATTTATAAAACGGGTAGCAAATCTGTATTGAGTTTTTTCTAGTTTTAAAAGATAAGGAGTATCTCCTGAATATTGAGATAAATTAGGATCATTAGTGTTAGTGTTTTTAATTGAATCAAAAATCATTTCTTGACCCAAATAATCTACTTCATACCAAGTATTTCCATCACTATCAATAATATCTAAAATACCTACTATTCTATCAGCATTAATTTCTACAGTAGAAAAAGGAACTGGGGTTCCAAAAGAAAAAGTGGTTGTATTAATTGTAGATGATATTGCTTTTCTTTTTTTCTTTAATAGAAAATATAAAGGATTACCACTTCCATCAACTTCATAAACGGTAACTTCTGTTGGATCTCCTGAACTTGAAACTGAAAAATCTACTGGATCTTCAATGAGAAAGGAAATATTACTGGTTAAAGAGGAAATACTTGAATTTGAAGGAACTAATAAAGTATAATCAAAATCAGGAACAATGTTAGGTACACTTCCTGATGCTGGAACTTGTTGGTAAAAATCTATTAAAGTAGTAGCAACTTGTGTTACATTTGGTTTGTAACCAAACATATATGCTAATTCATATAGATTATTTGTTTGACGAGCATACTGTAAAAAGTTTTCTTGGATTTGGTTATCCATGTAAAAAGATAAAACATCTCCTACATAAGCTGCCATTTCCATAAACATCATTCCAGGTGATGTTGGTGAAAAATCAGTGTAAGTTGTTGGGAAATAAGTTCTAGCATAGTTAACTAAACTAGCTCTTAATTCAGTGAAATCTTTATTTATGTATTGTATGTTTCTTTTAACAGCCATTATTCAAAAGTAATATTAATATTATCTGATATTCCAGTATCTGCCACGTTATAAGTTAATTCTACTGATATTTGGTTTGAATCAGGAATTGAATCTATATTTAAACTTGCTACTATAACATTTGGAAAGTAAGTATTTAATTGATATTGTATATTTTGTTTTAAACCTTCTAAATTTCCTTCTGAAATTTGTTGGAAAATAAAAGATCTTAAACTAGCACCAAATGTAGGATTTAAATATCTTTCAGGTTGATTTGTAAGGAAAAAATTAATTAAATTATTTCTAATAGCATCTTTGGTAGTATAAGTAGATTTGAAAACTGCAGGACCATTAAAAGGCAAAGCCACACCAACGGCTGTTCCTGGTTTAAAATCTACGGGGAATATCTTTTGGGCTCCAAATGCCATTATTTATTCATTAAAGCCATTATTTGGTCTAAACCAACTTGTCCTTCAGGTAAAGTTCCATTAACTGTATCTACAGGTCCATTTACTTGTAAATTTCCAGCATAAGCCGAATTAATAGTTCCTCCGTTTTTCATTTCTCCTATAATACCAGAAAACATTTCTCTACGTTCTGCAGCAGTTAGTTGTCTTGGTTTTTCAAGATGAGGTTGAGCATATATGTCTCTTGATTCTACTATAGGATTATTTGTAATTCCATAACCACCTGTACCTACAGGAGTACCTTTAGGGGCTACAATAGCCTCTAAAAGAATTTCTTTTAATTCTTCTTGAATAGCTTCTTTTACAGCCTCTTTGATTAATTTTTTTAAACCATCGATTTTCATTATTTATAAATATTAAAATTAGTAAGCTTTTAAATTATCTCTGTCAATTATTAATTTAAGTTCATTAATTAGAGTTTGATTATCTGTAGTAAATGATAATTCTGTTTGTATTAAAACAATACCTTGTTGGTTTTTACCAATTGCTCTTCTTCTTATAACTCCTGGGGAGTAAGGTATTTCTTCTATTTCAATTATAAAACCATTATAAGTTACTTGGTTTTGAGTTTGAGAAGCTTGTAATTGAGCTGAGGCTATTGATTCAATTATATCTGAAGTTGGGGTAAGAGGATTATTATTATCTAATTGACAAGCTTTTATATATATGTCTATAATTTCTAATAATGCTTTAGCTTGTAAAATATAAATGGATACAATAGATAAAACAAGTGCTGAAGAAGCTATTGTACTTTGAAGTCTTGCTAATTTAGAATTTCCATACTGATCAAAAGTAACAGTTCTTATTGCTTTTTGATATCCTGATAATGTAGAGGTAATAGAGCCTGGTGTTGGGAGAACATTATTAGGAGGAAGAGCATAAAATAAAGTAGCAAGCGTTAGGGCAGTATCAACTAATGAAATTACATTTACAAGTATTGTTAAAAAATTAGAAACTCCTGTTACTAATGATGATGCTTGATCAATTCTAGTTCCTATACTATTTAATGATTGAACAATATTATTTCTTGTATCAATTAACTGTTTAGCTACGTTAGGTGGTAAACATACACCACTAATTTCATTTTGAGCAGCATTTAATGCTTCTTCTTTAACTCTATTTTCTACTAAAGTTTTTATCTGTTGTGTTATAGATGCTTTTTGTTCTTCAGTAATAGTTATTTTATCATTATTTCTATTATTCTGTACAATAGGTAAAGCTATTTTTACTATATCTGGGGGTATATATTGTTCAATTAGAGATATAATAGATGGTTCAATAATTTGGGGAATTTGATTACCTTGAATTAATAATAAATCAGGTAATTTGGCTGCTCCTTTGGGTTTTAAATCACCAGGAACAGCTTTTAATATTTTAGTAGCATCTATATTAGGTACTCGTTGCATTATGTTGTAAAATTATTTTTAGACCTAATATCTCCTTGGTCAGATGTTAAATCAGCATCTATATTTTCTAATACTAATCTCATTTGAGATGCTACTATATTAAATTGTCCTAAAGGTGTTCCAGGAGCTGTTGATACTTGGGTTGATGCTACTTGCATAAATTCTTTTAAATTTATTATTAAAGTTCGTAACATATCATAGGTTTTATTTCCTAATAATAAAGGTTCTGTTGCTGATTTTGAACCTAAATAAATATTTTTTGTTTGAAAGGTAGCAGTATTAGTATCAACATTTAATCCATTTTGAGAATTCAAATTAATAGATTTATTAGAACTTAATAAGATATGATCATTAGTTGAATTAAATACTAATCTTCCTGAATTAATCATTATTTGTTTTCCCTCATATAATCCTGGATTAATTGGTGGGTTTGATGAGTAACTTGAATAATTATTACTTGAGGGTTTTAAAGGTACTTTTTGAGTAGAGGTTAAATAAATAGAGGATTCGTCATTGTTGATATCTTCTACAACAGGAACCCAACCTTCATCATTTTGTTTACCTTGACCATTTCTTAAAATAATAATAGGATCACCAGAAATACTATTTCCTGTTGACCAATTATTTAAAGAAGCAATTGTTGGTGGTTTTGTTTTAACGGTTGAACCAAATCTAATTGAATTGCCCCATCTACCTTCTGTTATTATATCACCTTCAAAAAGTTTTAAGGGATGGATATTAGGTCTTTCTATAAAAGTATTACCTAAATTTATTTCTGTTGATTGATCTGTTACTCTTCTAACATTCCCTGTTTGAGTTTGAATATAATCTTTTTTCTGTGAATCAGGAAGTTGAATAGTATTAAGAGGAAAACCATTATGGTGAGGGTGGTTCCATAATGCTGTAGGGCATATATAATAAGAAGAAACACTTGTAGTAATACCTCCTATTGTTCCATCTCCTTGAGGAGTTGGATTTAAATTAGTATCTGGAAGGTCTATAATCCATATAATTTCCTCTAATAAAGGGAGATTTTTAATATTTCCAAAATAAGGTTTAGCTACTGATGCTTGAGTAGTAAAATTGATTATATCTTGATATTCAACATATCCTATAGCATTAAATCCTCCTAATTCTTTAAATCGTGGGTGATTTTCATCTAAAACTATACTTTTAACTCTTCCGGCTCTGAAAGATACAGGAGAAGCAGTTATCCCATTTGGAGATTGGGCTGTTTGATAGTTAATAGGAATTGATTTATTAACAGATTTATTGCTAAGGAAATTTGACATTATTTATCTCCTTTTAACTCATTCATAGCAGATAATAATTGCTCTTTTTCTTCATCAGAAATAGTTAAAGCACCATCTGCTGTTTGTGTTTGCATAGCACGTTGTGCTAGTGCTGCCATTTTAATTAAGATATCATCATTTTTAACACTTATTTCCATATATTCTTTAATTAAGGGAACTACTAAAGTAGCATCTCCAATATCAGAAATAAGTGGTTTTAATTCTGAAATTAAGGCATTAACTTGTTGGTCTTTTTTCTTTTGATTGTTATAAATTTCCTCTAATAAATCAGAGAATTTTTTATTTTTAAAGACAATATTTTCAAATTGTGACATAAATATACAATTAGTTTCTTATAAATATGAAACTCAAAAACTTGTATATCCGTGTTCTAAATAAAATACGTAACCTTTTTTAAATATGTCATAAAGTTGATTTGCTATTTTAGTAATTTTAGGTGTTTTAGCATCAACTTGTTCACGGATATAAATGTAAAGAGCTTTTTTATTAAATACATCTAAATATTCTCTTTTTCTAAATAATTCTAAGATCGCATCTGCTATTTGAGCGTCATATTCTTTAGGAAATAATTCAAATATATTTTCGGTGCAATATTCAGTAAATTCATCTATATACATAGATAAACGTTCATTAACGGGAGTATCTTCTAGGGTGTATGAGTGATTTTCATCTTCCTCTAAAACATCTATAGATAAAGTATCAACACGTTTTTTGTAATTTTTCTGATTTGATAAAATTAAATAGCGTTTTGCAATAGTTCCAAAATAAGAATATGCTTTGGTACCTTTTGTTTGATCGTAAAGATGGATTTTGGATAAAAGAAAAGTAATTACCTCGTGTTGTAGATCCTCTAAATTAGTTTCTTCAGTATAATAAAACTTAAAAGTATGGATAATATTTTCTGTTAGCTTGAAAAAAGCATAATGGATTTTATCTCTATAAATTCTACTTCTAACATTAGGATCTTGAGTGTTGTTATATAAAACAATAGAATCCTCGGTTTCTTGGGTAAAATATTGTACCCCTTTTTTCTTTTTTTCCTCCACCCCTATCATCTTATTTTAAATCTTTAATAATGAAAACATTTAAAATGGTTTGAATAGATTTAATTTGTTCAAACACAAATCCAATTTCATCATCGGCTTTAAACGAACCTTTGTAGTCTAATTCTTTTAATTTTTTATCTGATTCCTCAATCGTATCTGAGATTTTATTGAGATAGGTTTGATAAGAGAGAAGAATTTGTTGTTGTTTTACTAATTCATCCTCTTGAATTTCGTTTTTACGTAGGAGGTTAAAGGTCGTGTAACTTAATAACACGACCAATATTGAAAGAATTGAAATTGTTAATATCATAAATTATCTAATAGGTTTTTTAGTCCTTCACTCTTAACAGTATTTAAAGCTTTGACTTTTTTATCTGAAAGAGCAGGAGCTGATTTTTTATTTGACTCCAATGTAAATGATTTCTTTTTGGTTTCCACGCTACCCTGTAATTTTGGTAACCATTCTCTTTCAAATTCAATACGAGCAGCCATTAAATCAGCCTGGTGTACTATATAAGGGAGAGAAGTACGTGGTTTTTGTTCTGGCATATAAGTAGCTAAATATTTCTTATTTGCTTCATCATATAAACCATCATGAGTCTGAATGGTAATCATTTCATTAAATGTATATTGAATACCATGAGACTGGAGTAGGAATAATCCTCTATCAGGAACAGAAGCAAATGGAACTTTACTATTAAACATATAATCCTCACCTAATTTTTCTTTTCTCCAATTATCAGTTTGTGGGATATATGATTCCTCTTCTTCAGAACCCATTTTACCCAGGTCATGATTTAGAGCCGAAAATACTAATTCTTCTTTGGTATAAGTAGTAGTATCTGCTCCCATTGTAGCCCATAATTCATGAAGATGAAGAGCACAAGTAATAACTCGATTAACATGTTCTACATAACCTCCAGGGAAAGCATTATGATATTCTTTTTTATGAGCAGCAGGCATTAACATCAAACGCTCAGAATATTTTTCATAAAATTCCATTAGTTTTGTTTTACGAGGTTCAGCAATGTGATCCTCAATAAAACCTAATAACCTCATCCAATTTTTTTGGATTTCTTCTGCTGTTAAATTCATAAATTACAATGAAGTATTTATTTCGTTTGGTGAAAGTGGTTCTTGTTGTACAAACATTTTAGCATCATTGATACTATCTCTCATTTCGGCAATGTGTTCATTAACCGTTTCCCAACTTTGTCCACGACGGAGAGCGAAATTGAGTTTCTCAATACACCCCTCTATTTTTTCCAACCGTCTCATTACTATGTTTCTGTTTTTCATATTCTTATTTTTTCAAAACCCGTGACCATAATATAACAAATAAAAAATTTAACTCCAAGCTTAAGTTAAGAGAAGTTTTACAAATTCTAAATTCTTTTTTAAGTGTGCACATTTTTCATATTCTTCTTGTTCCTGGAAGTAATTTATTGATAATTCTAAGGCAACTTTTAAATCTACATCTAAAAAATGATAAATGGCTTCTTGGTGTTGTCTATCCTCAGGATCAATTTTTTTTATATAATCCCAGGCTCTAGTAAATACTACAAATTCTCCTGCTTTATCTATATCAACAGGATCTAAATCATTATCTATTTTATCAAAAAATTTTATAATTTGGGCATTAAATAAATGGTGATTATAGATAAGTTTTTTAAACATCCCAACCCAAAACAAAGGATGATTTTTATAATCTTTCAATAAAATATCAGTGGCTTGGGATTTTTCCTTCATGGAGTCGAATTCTTCTCCATCAAATAATCCAAATATTTTATTTACATCCATCGATAATAAATATAGGCGTCATAAACTTTCGTATAACGCCTATAATAAATTATCTCGTAAAATTCATGGATTGTGTCGAAAGACACAAAATTATGCTAATAACGCGTAGTATTTCTTAAATTTAGCTAAGCGATCTTCTAAACCATGAGTACCACCGTTTACTCTTTTGGTTACAGAAGTAACAATAGCGTCGGTAGCACCTTGATCACAGATAGTCCAAAGATTATTTACATTAAAGAAGAAAGCAGCAGACATTAAAGGATATTTTGTAGCTACTAAATCAGGAGTAGTTAAAATTTCTTCATCAACAAATTTATCAAATTGAGTATAATTTGATTTTCCTGTCAATTGAATATA